GTACCAGGCTCAACATCATTTGGTACCTTAATAGCACCGGAAAGTTTGGCTGCTAAAACAAAACGCTCCCATGTCGGTTGCACAAACTGGCCAACAAAATCATCGGTCATACAAGCGTAATGGATCCATTGTTCAACTAATTCCTGACGCTGACTTGAGTAAGTCCCATTGTAATCTCGGCTAATTGAGCTATAACCAGCGCCTATACCAGCAGCTGCAGCACGTAATTGGCCCTGGCGAAATGTAACCACGTTTGGATTTGGGCGCTTGCTATCAATCAGTCCGATCTCTTCACCAATCGCCAGACTGTCAACAATCGTGCCAGGGCTTAATGAGATTTGGTTAGGTATGATATTGCCTTCTGAGTCACGCTCTGCGTTATCTGCATCGTACATTTCAGGCGTACCGCGCTTGACATAAGCCGTGAGCATGGCGGCTATTTTTGCCGCAACACGCTCGCTCTCTTCGTAATCTTTAATATCTTCAAGCCTGGTAATCACACTGGCAAAGTCACTTACGCCACGCAATTGTGAGATACGGTCAACGCTGGCAATATGCAGCATGCGGTCAGCAGGAACATATTTTAAATTTGATTTAAGTGAGGATAAGCCAGACTCTAGCGGATCAGCCTTTAAAACGTAATATCCAGTTGAGCGCCCCCAGGCGTTGCGTTCAATGCCTTGCCTGATATTGGGGGCGCTACCACTGGCAGGATTAAACTGATCATAATCCAGTGGGATTAAATCAGGCTCAATCAACTCAAGTGAAAATGGCACAGCTGTGCCATGGTCTAAAAACTGTACTGGCCCAACCAGAGTTTGGGCAAACATCTCACCGTCACGAATCCATGTTTTTGCTACCATACGCTGCACGGCAGGCCAGCGGAATTGCCAGGTCACTTCAGGACGTTTTTGCCAATCACGCCACCCATCACGCAGGGCTTTGGCATATTCTTCATGTATCTCATTACTGCCACGCTTACGCGGCTGAGGCTCTATGCCAATGCCGTTGGGGCCAACTACGTTATTCACCATCGTACGTAAAGCACCGCGCACAATATCGTGATTTTTTTCAAGGTAGCGCACCTGGTTACGGATTTGTTTGGCAGACATGCCAACAACCGTATTAGCTGATGCGTTTTCTGTTCTAAATTTGCGCTGTTTACTAGGCCGTGCGGCCTCGTATTGACTTAATACCTGACGTGCTGCCATGCGTTTTACCGCAGAATTGGGTGACACAGCCGCAATCATTTTATCTAAAATATTCATTCAGCACCCAACTACTTATCAAGCACAATCGTAGAAAAACGCAGCCCGCCAATGTTTGGCACACGGTTAATACCGGCAAGTTCCGCCGATGCCTTGGCCTCCCACTCTTTACGACCGGCGCGAATCTCTGCTAAATCTTCAAAGCGCAGTTTTCTGTCACCAATAGTGGCCTCCTTGCCTTGTAAAACGGCAACTTCTGCCGCCATGTAAGCAGCAAGCATATCTGTGGCAATAGTCATAGCGCATAGACTAGCGTTTTTTTTGTGCCATTTTTAGGCGTAATTTGACAATGTTTTTAGATATAAAAAAGCCGCCAGACGGCGGCATTTATTATTTAATTATGTTTTTCTCAAGCATCGTCTGCTCATGCCGCTTTTTCATAGCAGTGGAGCGTATGCTATACACACGCCGCTGAGAAATATTGTATTTTTTGCATACCTCTGGCAGAGACATTCTGTTTAAACTCCTTAAAATTTCCTGATTACGTTTTTCTTTATCCGCGCCTGGCCAATAGTATTTATCGGCAGGACGCATCGCACCAATTCTATCCATGAGGTTTGATGCACGATTGAGTGCATCATGCTCGCTCAAATTAAACTCTTCACGCAGCCCCAGCGTAAAATCGCGCAGCCACTCTGCACGGCTTTCTGAACTTCTCTTCATAGTTTTGAACTCCAGCTTGGATTGATTAAATTATTGACTTGTATCTGACGCTTAATTACATTTCGTGTTTGGATAGCCTTAGATTTATTCTGATCACGGCGAATATGTTGATCGCTGAGTTTTATTTTTGATAATCGCAATGCCGCTAATGCCATTTTCCAACAGTCATAAGCTTCATTTCTGACACGTACCTGTACCCATTGAAATATGCGTTTACCACGAGATTTTTTCTCCTCTAATCGATTTGAGGCAAGTTGCGCATAATACTCATCATCAAATGCAGCCTCTTTTGAAAAGTGCATATAGCCAATGCCATCATTCTCTAATGCCAACCTTTGTGCTAACAATGCCATGGCTGCATGATCGCTGACCAGGTGCGGTGAAAATCCTTTTTTACGGCGATGACGAAGCCGACGTTTACGAGCCTCATCATCTTCAATAAGAGGCTTGCCTTTACCTTCAATACCCTTAATTGGGTATGCCCATTTACGGTGCTCACAGAACTTATTAGCCTGGTCTGTGTTGTATCCCGTATCAATGCCTGCAGCATCAGGCATATAACTATTCATTATTGCATCCAGTTCCTCCCATGGATCATCACCGGCCGTATCCCCCTCGATGATAATATGCTCGATAGCCCAGCTCTCTTCTCCAGTACCCCAGTCAAAGAATGAAACTTCAATCCGATCTTTCTGTATATCAACGCCAGCCGTTCTAGCAAAACTTGGAATAGATTCCATATATTCTTCAGCACGCATCATTAATGCTGTTGGATCTGTACCTTCAAGCTGTTGCTCCCATGGCTCTCCCAATTGTGTATTCACAAATGCCTGTAATTTAGCAGTGTCTGATTGTGCTGTTTTCCACTGTGTAGCCAAATCCAGCCATGTGGGACCCAATCCAATGGGGGCATATAGTGCAGAAATATGATAACCACGAATGCGTACTAATGGATATTTGGCAACCCAACGTCCACGTCGCAGCATCTCAGGTTTATGATGGTCAAAAATAAGTGCCCCACATTCCCGGCATAGATACCAGGCTTGCGTCAATTCGTCATTCCATTTCACGCCATAGCTTTTATCTTGCCCACCCCACTCCAATGCTTGAAATGTATCGCAATGTGGGCAAGGAACTTCATAGTGACGCTGATCGCTGTTTGTATAGCTGCGATAAATAAGGCTGCTATCTTTTACTGTTGGCGTGCTTATTTTTGCACGTAATGCGCGGGAAAATGCTTTAGTCCGACCGTCTGCTAGAGTTTCCACATCACCCTCATCACCTACTTCAGCGGGAAATCGATCGAAGTCATCCAGCACAATGATACGTACAGATTTTTGCGCATAACTATTGGGTGAATTACCTCCTGCTAGAAATAATACGCCCCCAGGGAAATCAATCATATCTTGACGGTTAGCGGCATCACGAGAACGAACGCCTCCCAGTAAATCACGAATGACTGGAGTATCCGTCAACAGCGGATTCAATTTTTGAACCTTCCATGAATCTCTGTTTTCAAGGGATGGCAACATCACCATCATCGGGCATGGCGCATGATCCATCACATAGCCAATGACATTGACAGTAGCCTCTGAAACACCAACCTGAGATGATTTCATTACTACCAAATCAGATACGCGTGAGTTATGTGAAAAACAATCCATTATTTCACGCAAGAATGGTGTCCGTGAAGTACGGTAACGCCCGCGTTCCCCTGCTTGTTTTCCGGATAGTTCACGATGTGTATCTGCCCATTCACTCACTGGCAAGGCTCTACGTGGTTTAGCAGCACGCCATAAAATATCTAAACAGTAAGCTTGATCCATCTGGAGCTTATTGCTATAACTAGGCTGCATTGTTTTGACCTTTCATCACTGCAGCGCGTTGCTTTTCAATAAGCTCACCAAGTTCAAATAGTACATTGCGGCATTGATCATGCAAAATTGAATGGCAGGACTCAAGCTCAATTACAGGGGCGACTAGAGGTGCAGTTTGATCTGGGAATACATCCATCAAACCTCGAATAGCTGCTCCGATAAACTTCATCGCGGCATCGACCTCTTCACGCGGAATCAGATCTCCTGCCAGCTTGTCACGATTCATCTCTTCCATATCTGCAAGCGCAGCTGCACGGCGTGATTCAGCCATTGTTTTAGTGTTACGAGCATCAGACAAACTAGGTAACTCGCTCACCCCAGCACTACGGTTTTGCGCATGACGCTCTTTCACATCACTCCTCCCCCCTTCTGTTTGAGTAATGAGTGCAAGTGATTTTTTTACATCCACCAATTTATCAACTATGACTAATCTGCCAGCTTGCTTAAGTTTAGTCACATAAGAAGGTGACCAGCCATTCTCTATAGCAAAAGCTTTCAATGTGAGTTTATTGGCCACTAACCTTCTCGCTTTCTATATTTTTATTGTTAAATTGACGGGATCCGGTGACACGTCCAAATGATTTATCTCCTTCAATCCCACCCAATACCACTATGTCAGCGCCAAATAACTGACGGAATAAAGCAATACTCTCTGCACACTCAGGGAAACTCTCGGTAAATGATGGTTTCTTAGCGGTCATATTGAAAGCCCATCTTAAAAATATAGCCGTTCCATACTTGGATTAATCCGTTCCGCTTAGTGGAACGGATTAATCCCTTATAAATCAACTCTGTACCATATGTTCCACCCGTTCCATATATAAAACATATTACGCACGCGCACACGCGCGCATACACGCATGTGCGCACATGTGCGGGCGTGTAAGTGTGGAACAGGTGGAACGGTATATTAACCTTATGATTTAATTGTGTTTTTTCTGTTCCACTAGTCGGAACGGAAGCGGAACGGAAGCGGAACGCATAACCTATAAACTTAAAAATAAGGCTAATTATCATCAAAAGCCTCTGCATTTTTAAATTTATAAAGAGAAATAGTGAGCCATTCTGCTTGTGTTTTATCAGGGGGCTGATCATTACCAGCTTTCTGTAATAACCCACTTTCAGGAATTACCATACGTGCAGTTTTATCAAGTAATCCTTCACAATGGGCATTACTATAGATGCGTACTTTTTTATTTTCCCAACCATCTATATGGCCAACATAACCTAAGAAAGCATTGCACGTTCGTGGCATGCGCTCACCATTTCGTTTACAGAAGTCTGTGTATGCTTTATATAAATCCATACTTGCACATGGAACAAATGGCAGATCAGTTTCTCCATTAATCCAGTCGTGGATAAATCGGTGATCACTTGATGATGAGAGTTCAATGAGTTTTTGCTTAGCATTCGTCATTGGTGGCCTGCTATGCACACCAAAACCATCCAGAGGGATATTCATTAAAAAATAATAAAAGGCTTCTATACCGCCATTATTTCGTTCTTCTAGCGCCTGTTCATAATGTTCTGGAGCAAGGCAAGGCGGGGTATATAGAACCAGGTGTCGTCGGTCTCCGTTTTCAAGTGGAATTGGCATATCTTCATTGGATAGATAGACAATATTCATTTGATTTTTTTGTGAATAAGCCGCTACATTTTTAGGGTTAACGCGTACGGTTTCACCTGTTACCAACTCTTTTAACTCATTCTTGATATTCCATTTATCTTGAGAGGTGGCCACCTCTTCAGCCAAAATATATAACTTACTATCTGCCCAGTCGGCATTGAATTTATCTTCAATGGCACGATTACCGATTACCGTGGCATAGCTTCCATAAATACTGGCCAGTATTCTAAATATCAGAGATTTACCAGTCCCTTGCGGACCATGAAAAATAAGTGCAGATCCCATTTTTGCACCTGGATACTGCAATGGGTAAGCCATCCATTTAAGTACCCATAGAAATAATTCACGTTGATTTGGTTCATTGCTACATAAATGCTCAAGTGTTTTTAGAATATATTCACACTGCCCTTTTTTTGGCTTAATTTCCCAACCGCGCCAGGTATTTAATCGCACAGTTTTATCTGATCCAGAAGGGTCAAATCCAACCTCATCTAAATAGTAGGCCCCGCGTGATATCCATATCGGGTTTCTTTTAACATCATCACCACGAACTCCCGCGGGCAACAACACAATCATTTGATCCCGCAGTACTATTTTTTTTGTCCACTGGTCAAAAATATACTTTCCAGTACCATCATCAAGCGGGACAAATCGCAATACGGCTTCATCAAGCGCCATGACAGAAACAGCAGCTGGTCTTTCATCAGCCCCCGTCCCCTCAATATCTCGTACTGCTAAAACAGGAAGCGCATCTCTCCAATTTAACTCTTCAAGCTTAGCGTTAATCTGATCTGCCAAGATGAGGGCTGATCCGCGTAATATCGCTAAATCATTAAAGTCGGTAAATTTCTTCCCCTGGCGAATGTCTGTGCCTGTTTCATCTAAAAAATCAGGTTTTATCCAGGCTGAAAGTTCAATTTCTGCGGTGGCAGCTACCGCAGCAGTAACCCCAGAGTTTTTATCTGTTAAATAATCATCATCTGCACAGAATAAAAGACGGAGTTTTGGATTTTTCTTACGTAAAATCTTACCTACTTTTGCAAGATTATTAGCACTGAAAGCATAAGCAACGGTCTGGCCACTGGATTCATACAGACTTGCGCCTGTAGCAAAACCCTCAGTAATAAGCATTACCCCAGTTCTGCGCATTGGACCAATTACGCCATAAGACCCACCCATTGCCATACCTGAAGGCCAGAATTCTTTATCGCGCTCAATCTTTTTTGCACGCTCATGGCCTTTAGGATAAACAAACTGAATTCCACACACATTGCCATGTTCATCATGCATGGGTACAACCAGTGCACCTTTTGCTTTTGTTAAACGGTAATGATTGGCATCATCTAGCCCAGAAAGTACCAGCCCGCTTAAATCATCAAGTACTCTGGTGTCGTGTGGCTGTATGCCTTTTCTGGTCAGATATTCATGCTGCTCACAGTGAGTACATTTAGCCCAAACAGAAGCCGCCCAGGTTGCAGCAACTTTAGCTTCACGTTTACGCTCTTCAGCAACTTTGCGCTGCGCTTCTTTTTGAGCCTCGCGGATCTGAGCCATATCTTCTTTTGATAGCTGGACGGCTTGCGCATCTTTGGCAGGCATCTCAATTTTTGTATAGCCATCATCATTACCGCGCCAAATACCATAGCTGCCAACAATATAGGTATTACCAAGCTTAGAAGTCCATTCCTTTAAGCGAGTCCAACCTCGCTGCTCTTTATCTTCATTTTCAACCTGCCAGCGCTGAATTCTAGTATCAAAATATAATGGCTTATCAATGATAAGACCTGCAGCTCTTAGCTGGTTTGAAACGTCATCATAATTAACAGCGATACTCATCGTATTGCCCCAATTACAGCTGCATGAATGGCACGCTCTAATTCAATTGGAAGCTCCTGCTCAATACGCAAAATAACAGCCTGTGAGATTCGCTTTGTATTAAACATCTGCGGCACATCAATAGTCTGTAAAGGTGCGATTGGTAATCTCTCATCACTTAACCGAACAAAAACAGTGCGACCTTTATTTGCGATAAAAGCCCCAGTAATGGTTTTCTTGCCGCCTTGTTTTTTTATTTGAAATCGTAGCTGGTTAGCAGTCCCGCGCTTTACCCTTCGACGGCCCTCTGCCAGCGTTACAGACTTTTCAATGAAGTGAATCAGATTGAGAGATCGTCCTTTATTCGACGTTGATAGAAATGGGTCAAGTACAGCTTTCCACTTATCGAAAGTCTTTGAAGCTCTGACCAACCTCAAACGACTGCGTACATTATCAGCCTTGATATTAAATTCACTGGTGATCTGTCGCGTCATTTCAGTTTTTGCTTTAGCTGCTACTTTATTGATCGCTGCTGGAATTGCGCGTTTTGATACTTCATTGGATAGTGAGTTTATTTTTGATTGAACATCTTTGAAATTAGTACGTACTGACAATGTAATCATTTCACTATGCCCTCTCGCCAAATCCTAGCGGTGTTTCGCGCCCTTTGGCACCCGTAATCAGCTGAAGCCAGGGAGTACCTTTTACCTGGTGTGGGTTATTATTGAATTCACTTAGCGTATGCTGTTTCAATTTGCTTCCATTTCTTATTAATAGGGGTGCAGGGCTATTACTTATTAGGGTTACGTGCTTGCCAGTCATCACGGCAGTCACCATCGCAGAACAATGACCTATCATCTAATGATAGGTCGCAGTTATAACAGTGACCTTTAGGCAGTATGCTTGGCTGACGTGAACGCACAGCCTGTAGTGATAGCATGCGCTCTTGTTCTTCTTTCTCTGTTGCTTGGTCGTAGATGTCGGTCATTTACCAACACCCAAACCATTAATTTTTGCAGCCACTACACTGAGTTCTTGTTGAGACTTGATAAAGCTCTTCATTAACTCAGCCATCTCATCTTGCGGCTCAATCGGGGTTGGTATTGAATAGCTCAATGCTTTACAGCGATACTCAATAGCAACATGACTACCTGCTTCTTTAGCTAATCGTTCAATAAGGAACGCTTGGTCAGGTGATAACTTCTCAGGTCTATCTTCATTAAGGCAAGAGAGTAAAAGCTTTTGCGCTTCATTCACTGACTTTTCTGGCCATAAGATGGGACCTACTATCTTACTTCCACCAGCTGCTTTAACACATTCAATAAGCATTGAATTGATTGAGTTAACTTCATCCATTACAAACCCTTCCGAAAAAGAAAATGATTTTCGTAACCATTCGTAAAGACTATTTCAGTCCAAAAAAATATCATGCAGATGTACTTTCAATTAACCGTTTAAAAACCCCACTCAAGCTTTCACCTGAGTGGGCACAACTAAGGGATATGCATGTCAACTTATAGTCATAGTCAGGTTACGTACTCTGTTGTATTGGTATTACATACAACACCCGACCAGACGCGGGTAATACTTATGCTGCCTGTCTTAAATGTTCAGGCAAACCATCTTGAGGATGCGGATATATGTCTGGCCTAAGTTCATGTGGAGTTACCTGCCAATTAGTTGCTTCAGAAACCGTAATGACATACTCAGTACCAACCCGTTTAAATCTATTAACCCAAGCTGCAACAGTTGGCTGCGGTCTATTAATAGAAATGGCTAGGGCAGTTTGCCCGCCACATATTTCAATAGCTTTTAATAATGGAATTAAATTCATATGGAAAATAATACCACAGTATTATACAAAAACAATACTACAGTATTAGAAATAGATAATATTTTAGTATTGAATGTAGTTATGAAATTTTCAGAACGAATTAGAATAGCTAGAGTTCATGCAAAGCTAACTCAAGAAGAGCTTGCTTTGGCTGTAGGATTGACTCAAGGATTAATATCAAAAATAGAACGAGGAGATCAAGAAGAAACAGCTTCGATTGTTAAAATAGCTAAAGCGTGTAAGGTAAGAGCTGAATGGCTTGATGATGGGACAGGTAATATGCTTGATGATGCATATATTTATGAAACAACACCAGAAGCTAAAGTATTATTTGCGATGCAGCATATGGATGATGCTACTAAATACCAGGTAGTAAAGATCAGCAATTCTCTTATTGAACCAAAAGCCAATGGTACAGATAAATAGTGTTAAAAAAAATAATGTGATTAAATTACAAATTCAAACACAGTTTAAGTTTTATTAATAAAGGTTATTTATGTCCGATTTTGATCGAGGTTTCATTGGATTCATTTCAATATTGGCAATTATTATTGTCATTCTATGGATTTTTTTACCATTTGCCATTTTTGGCATGAAGGATCTAATAAAAGAATTAATTATTGAAACTAAAAAAACCAATAAATTGCTAGAAGAATTAGGGTATGAAGTAAAAACACCACAACAATCTATCAATGATAATCCATTACAAACCAGTCAACCAGATGTTTTGCTAGGAGGTTAATGATGAGAATGCATGATCCATTGCAAAAATCATTAGCATCATGAATATTTAGATGAAGCGAATAATAATTGCAATAGCTTTAACTTTTTCAACAGTTGCTTACGCAGGAATAGAAACTGATAAGGCTGTTGGTAATTGCGCTGCATATATGGTGGTCTTACAAAAACAGGAAGGTACAACCGCAGCATTAGTAATGGCTGATAATCAAAATCGTGCAATGGAATTTGCTAAGATATGGTTAAAGAAACTTGAAAGATATAAGAATGACAAAACCATGGTACAAGGAATAGTTTATTCAGCTACTTCTGATTGTAGGGAAATTGGAATTCGTCCTTCGGACTATTAATTTAATTACAGAAAAGTATATGTCGATTTTAATTAATCCAATTATTAAATGGGCAGTCTCATCTTTAGACCAAGGTAAGATTCTATTTATAGAAGGTGTACAAAATTCCAGCCATACACTACCTTATGAAAACCAAATAATCACCCGACCATTTCTAGTAAATCCAGAAACAAAACAGCCTATTGAGGTAAGAGTTGTAGAGATTCAGGAGCACTTTCAACTTGACGGACATAATGGACATACTCTGATCGTTGTTGTATCTCTAGCGCATGAGCAGCACTAATTGGCATTGCCTCATTTGACAATAGACAAAATTGTTTTCTATCAGTCAATTTATCGCATGAAACCTCACTAATATGCAGCTCCCCACTATAGCCAATATACTTTTTATTAAAAATATCCAAGTCCCTTTCAATATTTTTGCTTATAGAATTCTCACCCAAGCTGAAATGCTCAATACTGCTAATACTTATAGGAGGCAACATATCAATCTCAAGCGTGGTGCCAGCTACGATATTTTCACTAGTATTGGTATTAGCGATTAATTGCGCCAATATTTCTGCGGCAGCACTTGTCATATTTAACCTCAATGAAAACTGCTCATTATAAAAAGTTAGCGCATTCATGTTTTTTTCATCATCAAAACTCTTAGCCAGCATTATTTGATTTAACTCAATAATCATATTTACTCCAATCTAACCGCCAATCGGCGGTTTTTTATCACCTAAATTTCACGACTACTTGTCGCTTGTGAAAAATAATATCATATTTTTATATAAAAATAATACTAAAGTATTGACACATATAATACTAAGGTATTAGTATATTTCAAAACGTCACTCGTAATTTGATTTTTTTGATAGCACTTTGGGCGTGTACCTGATTTATCCATGACTGTTTAAATCAATGCATTGCCTTAAAGATGAGCCGTTGGACAGCGGTAAGGATGGAGCGAAAGCCGAAATCATCTAGTGACACTTTGAATATAGTAACTAGTCATTGCGATATAGAGATCAAAGTGCCACGCCCAAAGTGCTATTAAATTTTGGAGGTTTTGAAAATGCAACTAACAAATAATGAACTAGAACTTGCTTTTAAACAAAGCAGACTTCCATCATTAGGTTACACATTCCAATCCGCCATCACCTGTGCCGCTTTAAAAACCTGCCTAGTTCGCATTGCTACCAATATGCAAAACAAAGCAGCCATAGTCCCAGCAAAACAATACTGGTGGCAGAACATTTAATTATTAAAGGAATGAAAATGAACGAATCTAAATTTAAATTTGAACTTGGTGGCGACCTACCAACTCGCGCTGAATTTATTTTTCTTTATGAAAACCACAAAGACCAATTTGAAGAGCGTGCGTACTGGAGTAATACGCAGCACGCCTCTTATTCAAGTGGCGCCTGGTATCAGGGTTTCGGCAATGGAGACCAGAACGGTTGGGACCAGACAGACGAGCTTCGCGCCCGTGCCGTCCGCAGATTAATTATTCAGTAATTTAGTTATTTGTTTTTAGGGGTGAATGATGACTAAAAAATTAATCAATGTGCAAATAAGCAGCGTAGACCAGCTAGCAACCATTATTTGTGAAATAGATGAACAGCAGGCAGGTCCATTGTCGCGTGAAGTGATTAAGTCACTCGTAGAAAAAGCCCATGAAACCATTATCACGATGCTTGGCCCTTTGGCTAATGAAATTTATGGTGATAGTGAAACTGAACTACGTATTGAATTAACGGGAGCTACTCATGATTACTAAAAATATGACACGCAAGGATTACAAACGCGCCGCGCTACTAGACTTTATCAGCCTGTATGGGCTGGCGATCGTGCTTGGTGGGTTTTGCCTACAATCTCTATTAAAGTTTTATTAGGTGGCGGTAATGAAACAGAAAATGACCAACAGAGAGCTCGTTATTTATCGAATTGCGGTTCTAACTTATATCGCAGGCATGAGCTATATGTGTTTTAAATTTATCGAATTTTGCTATTTATATTTGTTTTAACTGTCAACTGGAGAAAACCATGTTAATCAACCTATTCAAGCGCATAAAAAACACCATTTTTTATATTAAAAAACTGAATTGCTCCCTGGCGACTGCCTGGGATTTTGCGGGGAAAACATTATGAACAACATATTTGATGACCATTTTATAGAGCAAGTCGTTTTTGACGGATTGCATTTTGAGACATCGTCCAGCATAAGAGTTCCATACGCATTTGAGGCTGGATCAAAGAAAAGAGTAAGCGACTTCCTGAGTATCACGACCGGACGCGCATCTTTACGCGCTGAACTGACCCCCACCGACGCACAAGCCCTGATTGCGATGCTAACCAATTACATTGCGGCCAACACAGCAAATACAAAAGCACTGGCAGCACAAACTGAAAAGGCTGCGGCATGATTACTGCCTTGCTCATTTTTGCCAGCACATTCACTTTAGTATTTGCGCTGGGCTTCCAAAGCCTGAATGTCAATAACGGCCACTACAAAGCCGCATTTTTAACAAGTTTTGCGATTGGCATTGCCAATCTTATCCTGTTTAAAACCGTACCGCAGGCAGATATGCTGGATGTTGGAGCCTACCTGATTGCAGGGCCATTTGCCATTATAGCAAGCATGAAAGCACACGACTGGTGGCATCAATGAACAGAACCCAACGCCGCAAAACAGAACGCAATGCACGCCGCGGTATCATCTATGGTGATCGCGTCGTGCTATTGCCTGCATTACTCGATGAATTTACGGTATTTGATATGCCGCAAAGTATTATCGACCAGCTACTCAATGGCGCTATTGATTGTGCTAACGATGTGCCAGTGTTTAGAGATAACAGCGGCCAATGGTGCGAGGTATTGCCAGCACTAGAAGGCTGGCTTTTCACCTGGCGAAAACTGGATGAAGAGCTTAATTTGCACCTCTCATTTTATAGCATTGCGCTTATATCGGAATGTCTGCAAAAGAACCAATTCATCTTTGAAGGCTACGTAAAAAACGCCGCATCAGAGTTGCAGCGCTGCCGTGAAGCGTTTCGTACCGCAGATCGCAAAGAAATATCACGCATTTCAAAAATAGCACAGCTTCAAATATTACTTAACCCAACCATAAATTAAGGAGTAACACATGAAAACAATCATACAACCTGAATTAAAAGAAGGCGAAATCTACGCTGGCGCAATCATCAACCCTGATGGCACCGGCCATCACATCATATTATTGCCAGCTAAAGATAATAAAAAATTTAATTGGCAAGATGCAATGAATCTTGCAAAAGAAAACGGTGGAGACCTGCCAAACCGCGTAGAAAGCGCCCTGCTTTTCAACCAATCAAAAGACCAGTTTAAAGAAGAATGGTACTGGACCAATGCGCAGCACGCCTCGGGTTCAAGTTACGCCTGGTCTCAGCTTTTCCTCAGTGGAAGCCAGGGCTATTGGGTCAAGGATGACGAGCTTCGCGCCCGTGCCGTCCGCAGATTAGTGATTCAATAATTTACTTATTTTTTATTAAAAATGCTACATACAGACCTGCCTATTTATAAAGTCGCTTACGACCTACTGGACGTTATCACGGACTTGGCAAAGAACATGCCACGAAAATGATATTGACAACCATAAATATAAAAGCGCATACTTTATCCAACATTGCATCAGCAGTGTTCGGGATTGGCGTCTCGACTATGAGGGCGGCGAATAGCCGCAGTGCGATACTTGCGGCTTTTTCATTGCTAAGTTTACCCTTCAATGGGCAGGCTTGGCGGGGAGTCGCAAGACTCGCCTGTGCCCTCACAGGTACGCCAACCCGTCAAGTTCTGCTCACCAATATTGGCGTATTGGTAGCAGTTTTTAAACTGACATATGAGGGCCTTACCATGAGTAATAATTCAACAAAGAAAATACGTCTCACCAAAGAGCATGCATTCTTTTCATGCAATATCGATAGACAAGCACTATTCACCATTAGAGATGGAGCTGAGCTAGATGACGCTCTAAATCAGGCCTCAGCATTTTTAAGTTCAGCTCTAAAAATTACTGAAGAAATGGCATTTGAACATGATTCAGCTATTGCTTGGGCTGCACATTATCTAATCGAAACTTCTAAAGCCATTGTTGATTCAGCACTTCAAAACTATGAATTTGGAGATAAAAATCATGGCTTATAACAAATTAACAATTCAAGAAAAAATTGCAGTAAAGACTGTAAAAGTTGGGGATTGCTTAATTTGGACAGGCGATAAAGATCCATGTGGGTATGGGCGCATAAGATACAAATCTAAAAAAGTTTATCCAGCACACAGATTAGTTTATGAATTGGAGAATGGTGAAATTCCATTAGGTTTAGTGATTAGGCATACCTGTGATAATCCATCATGTGTTGAACCAAAACATTTAATTATTGGTACACAAAAGGATAATGTTCAAGATAGTGTACTTCGTGGCAGAGCAGTTCGCGCCAAGGGTGAGGAACATGGTAGGGCTAAACTTACTCTTCAACAAGTAGATGAAATACGCAAAAGATATAAATACGGGACGACTAGAAGTGGTGCTTTTGCACTTTCTAAAGAGTTTGGCGTTACTTCAGGAACAATATGGGCAATTGCTCATAACAAATTATGGGTAGTTAAAAGTGACATATAGACCGCAAGAGTCTTGTTCGCCAAGTGCTCGCTGTTTCATAGCGCTCTTGGCGCCACTACCAGTTGACCGTGGTGTTGATTTTGTTGGTCAAGTCATAAAGCCATGGTATCGATATACACGTAAACGCACTGTCAATGAAGCAATCAGTCAGATTAAAAAATCACCTGCAGCTGATACCTATGAAATGGCGAATAGTTACTTTGGATTATTTCGCCAGGCATCAAAAAGCCATCATGACCGCGCAAAAATAGCTAATGTCCTAAGAGATAAAGGGCATTGCATCAACATGTCCTTAACTAAGACTTATCGGCAATCATTATGAGTATGTTCTTAACTCCTGAAGAAGTTGCTGAACTCACTGGTATTAAACGTGGCCGTGATGGTAAGACTCGTGATCAGCTGCAGGCAGAACATTTACGCTCTATGGCAATTCCATTTTATCCAAATGCATCAGGCCGACCAATTGTTGCCAAAGCAATCATTGAAGGTGGCATCCAAACTCAATTAAAAAAATCAGGCTGGCAATCAAACGTTCTCAGCCATTAAAAAAAGGTTTATATTATGGCCATGGGAAGACAACCAACTAAGAACTTAAATTTACCATCACGCATGCGTGCTAGGCAGCGTCCAAGCGGCTTATATTATTTTTATGATGCAGGTGGTAAGCCGCGCAAAGAAATCGCTCTAGGCAAAAACTATGCTGAAGCGGTGCGTAAGTGGGCAGAATTAGAACAAGATGGTCACGAAACCGCCTCAAGATTAATTACACTTAAAGATGTAACAGACCAATACACGCGCGATGTGATTCCCACCAAAGCCACGCGCACACAAGACGACAACATCAAAGAGATAGCCAAACTGCTAGAGTTCTTTAATGATCCGCCAGTTGCACTGGATGATATTAAACCCGTCCACGTCCGTCAATATCTTGATTGGCGCACAAAAAAAGGCACCAAATCAACTGTGCGCGCAAACCGTGAACGCGCCCTACTCTCACATATTTGGAATAAAGCCCGCGAATGGGGCATTACAGATAAAGAAAATCCATGCAAAGGCGTGACTGGCTACACTGAAACAGGTCGCGACATCTACATTGAAGACAACATTCTGGCAGCCGTCTATAAAGAAGCTTGTCAGCCATTAAAAGACGCGCTAGACCTAGCCTACTTAACAGGTCAACGCCCTGCAGATGTTATCGCCTTCAGCAAAACCGATATTCAAGACGGCATGCTACTCATTGCCCAGGGCAAAACAAATAAAAAGCTACGCATGACCATCGAAGGAAAGCTTGACGTCTTACTAAGCCAAATTGCCGAACGTAAAAAAGCATTCAAAGTGCATAGCCTGGCACTAATCTGCACAGAAACTGGCAGGCCAATGACCTACTCAGCCCTACGCGGACGTTTTGACAAAGCGCGAGGCAAGGCGGCCAAAGAAAATCCTAAGCTTGCAGCAGAGATAGAAGCTTTTCAATATCGTGATTTACGCGCCAAAGCTGGCAGCGACAAAGCTGATACAGGTGACATGCGCCAGGCGCAAATGCAACTTGGCCACAACAGCATGAAGATGACAGAGCACTACGTTCGCGCCCGCCGGGGTGACATTATTACGCCAACAAAATAACTTAAACTGTTCCGCAAAAATAAATAGATCCGCATGGATATTGACTTGTAGAGTATGTAAAAAACTACTTTGCGGAACTAAAACTAGGCTATAATACGCGCCGAATATAAAAACCACTGGAAGTCTGTTAATCCGTGTGTCCCTGGTTCGAGCCCAGGTCGAGGAGCCAGATAAAATGAGGCCTACAGCAATGTAGGCCTTTTGCTTTTGTTCCGCATTTTTAAAAAGTTCCGCAAAAACCATTTTATTGACGTCAGGAAAATGGTTACCACCGATATTCCGCCCCCACTCCCACAAAGTAATCAGGTGAATCCCTTGCTGCATAACCTAGCGGCTGATCCACCGTGGCCACAGCGCCAAACCTAATCGCTTTCACGCTGAATATACTTTGCTTTACTTCTAACCTTGCCGTGGGCGTGCCGTTTTTAATGCCTGCATAAAGCCCAGCGGATCCATCATCGCGCCAGGCAATCCATGGTAATGGCTCGCGTCTGACCAACGTTTGCATGTCACCTGTCTCGGCGTCTAAAATCGTGGTGATGGTTTGGTCGTGGTCATCGGCGTCCACGCGGGTGGATTCAAGCACTTGTTTGGTGTCATCTTGCTTAATCGCTTCAGGCAGTTTGAGTTCTATTTTTGCGCGGCTTTCATAAACGCGCACAGAGCCACTTTTAACAACGGCTTGATGCTTTGGTATTAACTCCACTTGCTTGGCAGGCGTTGCAATCACGTGTACGCCCACGGGCGCGGTGATTTTGTCTATACTTTGCCGTGACCACTGTATGATTAAAAAAAGCAGGATGGCTAAAAAAATCAAGCCCGCAAATGCAATGACAGGATTTTTTAAGATGGTTGATTTGCTAATCATCAGAGTCTCCCCAGGTAAACTCTGGCAGCTCAATTGTCTGGCCAGAATATTCATGCGTTGAATCGGTTAAATATTGAATGCGGCCATCAGTGACAAATGAATGGCAAATATCCGTCACCATTTCACCAACCCAATTATGTGGCGCGGGGTTGTCGTTGCTATAACCTTTAGGGTGAGGGTATTGAGCAAGCACCGATGGTGTTAATGTTGGCTTTTCAAAATCCCCATTAAAACCCCATGTATGATGCGGATTGGTATTTACTCCATGCGGCCGCTTACAGCCAGGGCAATAAAAAAATAAGCCGCCAGGTTCATTTTTATGATTCAGGTCTTGGTGAATTTTCATTTTATCCAGCTCCCGCTAACCGCAAGCAAACCGCCTTTAATCCACTCCGCCACATCAAAGCCTGGGCAAGTTTTAATCCACTCGGTGCGCTGAATAATGCCGTCACCGTTTAAGTCTGGTGAGTGATCGCGGTGGCCTTTAATGCTAATGCCGGCATCTTTAAACGACTGCAGCATAGAGTCAGCAGTCATAATCGTACGGCCTAGTATCTTGCTGGATAGATTAATCAAACATTCACGTAATGACATCCACTGTGCCTGGTTAAATTTATCTGTGCCGATCATGCAGATACCAATCGACTTGGCATTAGAGCCTTGCACGTGCGCACCAATCTCTTCCAATCCTCTGCCAGATTCAATGGTGCCATCGATGTCAATCACAAAGTGGTAGCCAATGGATTTAAGTAGCGGATTAAAGTTTCTGCACGCCTGTTTATTGCGCTTAAATCCACGCGCTTTATGCATTCCATCGATGTCATAGGCTTTAAAGTTCTTACCATTTGGAGTCGCAGCACAATGAATCACAATGGCATTAATGGTCCGCTTCATGA